CAAATGCCTGTAAAGATTCGTAGCCCGCAGGATATTAGACCTGGCAGTCACAAAGGTCGGTTAATGGATTTTCCAGTATGGTATGTAGAAATGATGTTGCCTAAAAAACTAATGGCAGATATTAAACAAGGTTCAGTAGATATTGCTGGCGAAGAAGTTGATTTAGCTGATTTACAAAATAGTATTGAAAAAGGCTTAAGTGATAAGAGTGTAACACAAGATAGTCAACAGTCTGCACAAGCACCAGAAGAAACAGGAGCAACAGAAATTTAAATGTCTCAATTACTTTCAGAAGGTTTGCAAATAGGCGACTTAAATTATCTAGTAAGTGAAAAAATTCACATTGACGAATATAACAGCAAAATGGGACAGGCAAGTGATGTTGTAACCCTTAGTTTTAAGGTTCGTAATATCATGCCAGCGAATGATTTAGTAAGTTATTTAGAAAATGGGTATGATTGGATATTAGACGCTGATGTCAGCACAGGCGAAGTTAGTGACAATAATCGCCTTGTATTTGTGGAAGCACAACGCAGACCTGGTTTATACAAGTATATTAGTGAAATGCTCACTGATTTAGATCATCTTACTGGAATTAAACTTGATAAGTGGAAATTCAAATGGTTCATGAGTGAAGATTATTTGCCTCTTAACGAAGAAACATTTGAAAAAGTTGTACCAACAACACCAGATAAATACGAAAAGAGTGTTGCAGCTTTTGCATCATACAAAACTGAATCACAAAAACTAACCGACGATATTAATACAATCAAAAAATTAAGTGGGATCATCTAATGTTTGGATTTAGCCTTTGGAAAATATTTGTTATCATTGGTTTAATCGGCGCAGGCGTTGGGTATTTTAAATATACTCAAGATGAATTAGCTAGATTAAATCAAGAGGTTGCTACAAAAGATTTTGCACTCAAAACAACTACTGAAACCCTTAAAAAAACACAAGAAGATTTAAAAGAACAGCAAGCAATATCACAAAAAACCTTTGATGATTACCAAGCTGCTCGTAACGAAGTAAATGACATCCAAGAAAAGTTTACAAAAAATAATCGTGACCTCGGTGCATTTGCACAAAGCAAGCCTACCGAATTACAAAAGCGTATGAATGATGCAACAGCCAAATCATTCCGCTGCATAGAAGATACAGTCAACAAAGGTTTAGTCAATGCAAAAGGTTGTTAAAATTCTGCCTCTATTTTTATTTCTCGCCGCTTGTCAGACAATGCAGCCAACTACTGCAGTTGTTACTGTAGAGCGTCCAACTCTTGTGCTGCCAAGCGTAGACCAAGTTAAGTTGAACGATGTTGAATGGCATGTGGTAAATAAAGCAGCAAAACCAGGAAGTGAAGATCACATTGACACGGCATTTGGAAAAGCACATAGCGAAAGCCTTTTCGCCATTAGTCCAAGAGATTACGAAGACATGGCAGTTAACCAAGCCAACCTTGTTAAAGTCATTAGACAATATCAAGCACAAATTAACGCCTATAAGCAATACTACGATTCTCAAGCCACCAAAGATGGAACTACCAAAACCTCAACTACCCAAGGAAGTACCAGTGGCAGTAGTAATTGAAGAAGATGATGAGCCAATCGGCCCTCGTCGTATGGCAGATGATGAGCGTCCAGAAGATGCGCAGTTAAAAACTGCTGCTCCACCTGCGCCTGTATTATCAGAATCAGATCAAAATAACATTGAACTTCGTAAACTTCGTCTTGAAGAAATGCGCTTTGCGCTAGAAGAGAAAAAAGAATATCATAAGATGGCGATTGAAGATCGTCATGAAGACCAAAAAGAAGATGAAGTTGCGTATGAACGTGCGCAAATAGCCAAAGAAGAATCAAAAAAAGAAGATAAAGCAAGTGAACATTGGATGAAGTCATATTGGCGTCCTGCGATGGGTTGGCTTTATATGCTAATTTGTTTCTTTGACTTTGTTGCTGCACCCATATTAAGCATGCTAATGCCAATCTTCTTAAAAAGTCTAGGTGCCAATACAGTAACCTATGCACAATGGCAAAGCCTCACCCTATCAAATGGCGGGTTAATTCACCTTGCATTTGGTGCTATTCTTGGTATCTCTGCATATGGCAGAACACAAGAGAAAACATCAGCAGCAAGTGCAGCAACTGCTGCAACAAAGCCGCCAGGTGGTTCAGTTAGCACTACTTAATACTTGACAACTATACTGTATTAAGGCATAATTACCTTTATGAATCATTATGAAACACTTGGTGTAAGCGAAAATGTATCTGCTGATGAATTAAAATCAGCATTTAGAAAACTTGCAAAACAACATCACCCAGACATGGGCGGTGATCAAGCAAAATTTCAACAAATTAATGAAGCCTATACTACCCTGAGTGATCCTAATAGTCGTGCGCACTATGATCACACATTGCGTAATCCACAACCACAATTTCAAGGTAACCCATTTGGACAACGTGCTGGAAATCCGTTTGAATTTCATTTTAATTTTGGCGGCGGACCTGACCCAATGTCTGCATTTCATGACCAATTTTTTAATCAATTTGGTTTTCAGGCTAGACAACAACAGCGTAATCGCAACCTAAGAGTTGCTATAGATTTAGATTTTGCAGAGACTATAAGTGGTGTTAAAAAGGTAATTAATTATCGTACCACAAACACGAATGAAACCTTAGAAATTGAAATACCAGCAGGTATTGAAAATGGCAACATTTTTACAATACAAGGACGTGGCGACGATGCTAATATCTCTATACCTCGTGGTAATCTTGAAATAGTAATAAATGTCAAACCGCATCCTAGATTTATTCGCAGCAATGAAAATATTATTGAAGATTTAACTGTTGATTGTTTTCAAGCAATGACAGGAACAGTAATCCCACTTATACTACCAAGTGGAAAGTTTATCGAACTTAATATACCTGCTGGCACACAAAATAATTCACAATTTGGTATTACAGACGAAGGTTTTCCAAGAGGAAACGGAACTCGTGGCAAGTATATTGCAAAAATTAATATTTTAATTCCAACCGCACTTACGCTTGATCAACTTAATTTAATTCGAGAAATACAAAACATTAAACCTGTAAATACTTAAATATACTTGACAACTACTAAATTTATGCTATATTAATAATATGACACAGTTTAATAACAGCAACGACCTTGATAAAATTGTGCGCATGGCTAAGCAACATGCGGCAGATAACAATCACCAATATTTTACAGTTGAGCATTTACTGCTTAGTATGCTTTACGAAAAAGGATTCAAAAAAGTTCTTGAATCTATTGGTATTGATGTATTAGAACTAGTAAATGAATTAGAAGATTACATTGCCAGTAATATTCCAATTAATAACAAAAGTGAAGAAGAACCTAAAAAAACACAAAGCCTTGAACGAGTGTTTAATCGTGCATTTACCCAAGTAATTTTACTTGGTCGTCAAAATATTCATATTACCGATTTATATCTATCTATTAGCAAAGAATCACAAAGTCATGCTGCATTCTTTTTGCGAAAGTATGGAGTTGAACCTGAAAAAGTTGTTGAAATTTATAATAAGAATAAAAACAAAAAAAGCATCAATTTAGGCAACAATGCACTTGAAGAACATTGCACCAACCTAAATGAAATGGTTCGCAATGGTAAAGTTGAAGCTGTTATTGGTCGTGGCACTGAACTCGCTGATATGCAGCAAATTCTTGCTCGCAAAAATAAATGCAATGTTTTGCTTGTAGGCGATGCTGGTGTCGGCAAGACTGCTATTGCCGAGGGTCTTGCATATAATATTGTAAATGGCGATGTTCCAAAATTTTTGAAGGATCATGAGGTTTATAGTCTAAACATTGGTTCGCTACTTGCAGGAACAAAGTATCGTGGCGACTTTGAAGAAAAGTTGCAAGAGATTATTGCAGCAGCAACTGAACTTGGCAATATTATTTTGTTTATTGATGAAGCACATCAAATGCGTGGAGCAGGCAGCGGAAGCAATAGTTCAGTAGATTTCTCAAATATGTTAAAACCAGCACTTGCTCGTGGTGACTTTAAAGTTATTGCCTCAACCACTTGGGAAGAATATACACAACATTTTGAAAAAGACCGTGCGCTTATGCGACGCTTCAATCGCGTTGCAGTAGATGAACCAAGTATAGCAGATTGTAAAACAATTCTTCTTGGTATCAAAGCTAGTTACGAAACTTTTCATGGAGTAAAAATAACAGATGCTGCGATTAGTGAAGCTGTAGAATTGAGTGCTCGTTATCAAGCAGATAAGAAACTGCCAGATAAGGCAATTGATTTAATTGATAGTGCTGCAGCATTACGCCGTACTAAGGCACGTGGCTCACGCACCATTGATGTTGCGCAGATTCGTCGTGAACTAAGTCGTATTACTAAGATTCCAGAAAGTCAATTAGGTGAAGAAAATACGCAAAAGATTATGCCTAATATTGGTGCCGAGATCAAAGCAGTTGTGTATAATCAAGATACTGCAGTTGACAAGGTGTTAGACCGTGTATGGGTATCACAAGCTGGTTTAAAGGCAGATAATAAACCTGTTGGTTCGTTCTTGTTTCTTGGTCCTACAGGCACAGGCAAGACTGAACTTGCCAAGCAATTAGCAGATCGTTTAAGTATGAAGTTGCTACGCTTTGATATGAGTGAATATCAAGAGCGTCATTCTATCTCACGACTTATCGGTGCGCCACCTGGCTATGTTGGATATGAGGATGCTAACCTTGCTGGTGGCTTGCTTATTAGTGAGATTGCCAAGAACCCACACTGCATCATTCTTTTTGATGAGATTGAAAAGGCACATCCTGATGTATCACAGGTGCTATTGCAAGTTATGGACGAAGGTTTCATCACTGGTACCAATGGCAAGCGAGCAGATTGTCGCCAAAGTATCCTTATTATGACTAGTAATTTGGGTGCTGCCGACAGCGAACGCAATGTTATTGGTTTTGGTGGCGGAACAAATAGCGATGCAGTTGATGCTGCTGTTAAAGAATACTTCCGTCCAGAGTTCCGCAATCGTGTAGATGCGATTGTTACATTCAACAAACTGGATAGCAAAACTATCCGTAAGATTGCTGAAAAGTTCATTGCTGAACTACAAGCACAAATGTCAGGTAAAAACATCACGCTTGATGTTACTGACGCTGCTTATGATTGGCTTGTCAAGAAGGGTTATAGTCCACTTCTTGGTGCAAGACCAATGAGCCGCACAATTCATGAACATATTAAGACTCCGCTTGCAAAGAAAATACTGTTTGACAAATCACAGAACAGTGTTACAATTAAGGTAGACTTGCTTGATGACAAGTTAGAATTGGTGGCAGAAAATGACAGTAACAGAACAAACGCTGAATGAATACCGTGATTGGTTTAGCAGTGTAATTCCAAAGTGGCGTGTGTATACCGAGAATAAAACTTGGTATAACAAGTATCACTTTCGTGTGGAAGTAGAGTTTGTGCGTGATTGGGATAGTCGCAATAAAATGCGTAACGCCTTGAAGCATCTTGATCCAGACTGCCGTCTTCGTCAAGAAACTTATTTGCGTTTTTTTACCAATAGCACTGATGCTCTTGACGCAATTCTTGCTGACCCAGAATTGATTACACGAGTCAAGGGATTTACCACAAGCAATGATCAGTATATTGCTGAAATTAAAAATCTTGATGGCATTGCCGTTGATGTTAAACTTGTAAGTCCAACAAAATATAATCCTGATGTTCCTTATCAGGTTGAGTTTGAAACTTATTGGGGTTGGCAGACAGTAGGTTATTCTAATAGAAAAACACAACGAGATAACTTGCTTGAATTACATAAATTTGTAACTGATAATAGCGATGATTTGTTTATGCCATATGAATTAAACCGTTGGTGTGCTCGTACCAGCACAGGTCTTGAAACAGGTTATTACTACGGTTCAGTTCGTGTTTATTGCAGAAGTGCAGACAATATTCCGCTACTGTATATGTTATTTCAAGATGGAATTAATAAAGTTTATAAGTTAGTAAAGAAAGAGAAAGCATAATAATGAATATTGAATTAGCAACAGCCCTTATCAATCGCGGTGTCGTGAATAGCAAGACTCGTATTCTAGCACGTTGTCCTGTACCAGCTTTTGGCGGTATGCCAATGGAAAAACAATTATTTCTTAATGTAGATAAAGTTGTTAGCGATGAAGGCACAATGAAGTTTATTTCTTCACATCGTAGCGGTCGCAAGTTCAGTGTACCGATTGATAAAATTGATGAGATTGATGGAATGGAACCTACTCGTTTAGGTCTTGCTTATGATATTAAACCAAATGGTGCCGCACGTGGTGGCGGCAAAAAGCGTGGGCGTAAACCTAGAATAAATACATTGGAGAATATCAATGGCTAAAATCTACGAAGAAGTATTAGTTATCAAAGTAAGCAAACTTGTTGCTGACAAGAATTCAAGTAATCAAGACATCCTGCGTGATGATATTGTTGAAAGTATTGAAAGTGTTGTTCAGGAATTAGTTGGCAATAATATAATTGTTGAAGTTGAAAAAGCGAAATAATAATGGCTAGTTTACCACAAGTAGTTTTAAGTTCAATACAGTACGGACAAGTTTATCCGCCATATGATGGTACGAGTACTACTTGGAGTAGCAATCAATTTAAAGGCAATGGTTACTATGGTTATACTGATGGATTGCATACAGTAACATACAGTTTATCAGCATTTGTTGGAGTTTTAAAATTTCAAGCTACGCTAGCAACTAATCCAACTGATAGTGATTGGTTTGATGTATCAAGTACATCACTCGGTGATGGTACTAATGCGGTAAGCGGAACATACAGCTATAATTTTTTTGGCAACTTTGTTTGGTGTCGTGCACATATTACAAATTTTTCTGCTGGCAATATTAATCGAGTTCTTTACAATACATAAAAATTTTGTTATACTCTATACTATAGATATATAATAATATCTACACTTAATGGAAAGAGTCAATGACAGAACAAATTAATCAATCGGCACCACAAGATACATTTGGTTTACCACCAGACGCGCTAGAGTTTTTACGCAAGCAACATATTCATTTTTGTCTACCAATGTATGGTGGATTATGTAATGAAGCAACCTTTATCGCAATGATTAAGTTTGGTATTATTGCTGGTAAGATGGGACTAAACTATAGTATTGATACAATGGTTAATGAAAGTCTTATTACTCGTGGGCGAAACAACCTTGTTGCAAAGTTCTTGTTTAACCAAGCTGCAACTCACCTTATGTTTATTGATGTTGATTTAGGTTTTGATCCAGAAGCAATCATTCGATTGTTACTTGCAAACCAAGATGTTGTTGGTGGCGTATATCCAATGAAGCGTATTCCTATTCGATATGTTATTAACACTGTTCCAAATCCAGTAGTAATGGGCGACTTGGTTGAAGTTTCAACTCTTGGAACTGGTTTCATGATGGTAAAGCGACAGGTCATTGAGCAGTTAATTAACTTGCATCCAGAATTAAAGTATCGTGATAATATTGGCATTGGTGCGCAGTATGAGCCACTTATGTATGGTTTGTTTGATACCATGATTGATAAGGATGATAACTATTTAAGTGAAGATTGGACTTTCTGCTACCTATGGCGCATGGCTGGTGGAAAGATATTTGCTGATACAGGCATCAAGCTTGACCATACTGGTTATCACAAATATGAAGGTAATGTTGAGGAACTTAAAAAGGTATTGACTAACCAAACGTCAAATGGTGGACCACATCATCTTGATCCACAGCAACCACAAGCTGCAGCACAGCCTGCAATACCAACAGCAACTCCTCAACCTATTAAGTTAAAATTAGGTAAGAAAAAAGGTTAAAAAAATGACTGATGAAGCAACAGAAATTGAAAACGTTGAATTTAAAATTAAATTAAGCAGTGAGTGGCATGATGATCCACCGATTTTTCAAGTTTTATTAGATGACGAAACTATTGATATGGGCGCTGTAACTGAAAGAAATTCAGACAAAGAAGAAAAAGTTATTACTTTTAGTCGTGAATTAGGCGAAGGCACTTATACACTTAAAATTAGGTTACTTGAAAAAAAATGGAAAAATACCAAGCTTAACGAGGATGGTACAATCCTTATGGATCAATTGTTAAGAATAGATGAAATTGAAATAGATGAAATTGAACTTGGTCATTTAGCTTACAGATTAAGTAATTTCCATAAGCAAACTAATTTTATTAATGGCAAGAAAACACAATTACCGCCAGTATATGAAGAAACACCCGAACAGGAAAAATATACAAGCATTGGTTATAATGGAGAATATAGACTAAAGTTCTCTGTGCCTACCTATATGTGGTTCTTAGAAAATTTGTAAACCTATAAATATTTGATGTTCATTAATCAGATTATTAGCGAAGCACCTAAAGTTGGTCGTGCGTTTCAACACGTAGAAGACCTCGTTCTTATTGAAGGCAGTGGTGGTGCTGAAAAAGCTATTAATCGTTTGTTTCAAATTTCAAGTAATCCAAAAACAGTTCGTTTAAAATGGGATGGCAAACCACAAGTATATTGGGGTCGTGAACCTGATGGCAAGTTTATCATGGTTGGTCACAATGGTTGGTTAAAACCAGAGGGTAGTGGCAAAAGTCAAAGCCCACAAGAACTTGTAAAGTTTATTATGAATACAGGCAATGTTGCGCCTGATAAACAAGATGAGCGTATGCGTTTTGCAAATGAATATGCTAGCCTTTGGGCACTATTTGAAACAGCTACTCCAAAAGATTTTCGTGGTTATGTATATGGTGACTTGCTTTTTATGCGTCGTCCTCCACTAGAAAATAATGTTTATACCTTTACTCCTAATAATGTTACATACAGTGTTCCACAATCAACTGAACTTGGTCAACAAATTGCCCGTGCAACCGCAGCAGTTGTAGGTCACGCATACTTTCCACAGTTTGGTATGGGCGATGAACAACAACAACCCATTGATGATTTTACACCATTTAACAAAACACAAGGACTAATTGTACTGGGTCCACGATATGCACAGCAACCAGTCAAAATTGATACAAAAAAACTACAAGATTTACAAAAGTATGTAGGTGTTAATAAAACTGCTATTGATAACTTCTTAAATGATGAACGCCTTGCCGCTATGAAGATGGCAGGTTTTAAGGGCGTTCTTTATAATTTTAATAATCAGATGGCAAGAGTTGGTAGAACCGCTGATCTTGCAAGCGAGTTTACAAATTGGTTGAGCAGCGGAAGTAAGCAGAGTGCGCCAATGCAACAGAAAATTACCGATTGGATTGCGCAAAATCGCAAAGGTTTTATTGCAACTTTTGCAGTGTTAGAAAATCTTCGTGATGTTAAAAATAATATTATCGACCAATTAGATAGCGAAGGTGGCGATATTCAACAGACTACCAAAGGTCAACGTGGCGGTGAAGGTTATGTTCAATTTGGTCAACCAAATATAAAATTAGTTCCGAGACACCGTTGGACTCCAAATTAATACCCATTGACATACCAGATAAATAATTTATCTGGATTGTATAATGACCCTAAGCCACCGCACTATTTTTAATGAAGCACCAAATCCGCATATTGCATTTGCATTTGGACGTATGAATCCTCCACACTTTGGACACGAAGGGTTAATCAATACTCTTGCAAGCGTGGCAAAGAAAGGCAGTTGGGCGTTATTCCTTAGTAAGAGTCAAGATGCTAAAAAAAATCCACTTACCTATGATCAAAAAGTAAAATGGGTAAAAGCACTTTATCCACAAACACAAGGACATCTCGTTGAAGACCCATCAATCAAAACATTTCTCCAAGCAGCCGCATATCTTTATGACAAAGGCTTCCGCAGTGCCACTTTCGTGGCTGGTGAAGACGATATGGCATCAATGCGACCAGTATTGGAACAATACAACGGCAAACAAGTAGCACACGGTTTCTATCATTTTGAACCCCTATCCTTTATGGAAAGTCCACGACTAACCTCTGCAACAAATGCTCGTGAAGCCGCCAAGAGTGGCGATCCAGAGGCATTCGAACGTGCTACACGAGTTCCACCAAATATTATGGTCGATGGCAAAACACTTATGCAAGCAGTTCGCATCGGCATGGGACTTGGTGAAAGTGTAGAAGAAAGTATTATTACAGAAAGTGTTCTTAATGAAAGCCTATCCGTAGAACAACTTGCACACATTAGCGACAAGGCATTAGATGATGCTTATCATTATGGACTATCAACACCTGGTAACAACTTTGGTTGGTTAGCAAACATTGAAAGTGCTACTGCTGCCAAGCGTATGATTGATAGTGGCATTACAGATGTAGAAGCCATTGCCAACGCTATCCACGATGGTTGGAACAAGACTGCAGTGGCTGATTATATGGGCAAGTTGCAGTTAGATACGCCTACTATTCCCGATAAGAAAAAGAAGCGTTATGCACTTGCCCAACAAACTTATGCACAGTTGCCAGAAGTAGAAAAAGAAAAAGACCGTGTAGTTGCTCGTGCTATGTTGAAAGCTATGGGCATTGTTACCGAAGCACCAGGCATTGGTGGTGATTGGGGTGATAATCCTAAACTTGTAAAACGTGGTCGCAAACCATATGAACCTAATGTAGACGATACCGATTATGGTTCTACACACGGTACGGACCTTGACCTATACGGTTTGCCAAAATATGAATTAGACGAAGACCTAACACCAGACCAATGGAACGAGTTGCGCATCACTGATCCAAAAGCTTATATGGGCAATAAGGATTATGCCAATCGTCGTTGGTGGACAATGCAGTTTAAGAAGGCTCGTGCTGCTGCTCGTGAAAAAGGTGCGCAACGCTTTGAGTTTCCGCCAGGTTCCAAGAACAGTTATATGGTTGCGCCTGATTTGGCAAATGAAAATTTAGATGAAGCCGCAGAAAAATCAACAAAAGCCGAAGCAAAGTATCAGGCAATGCCTCGTAATGGTCAACGTTGCGACCACTGCACTATGTGGCGTCCACCACACGGTTGTTCGTCTGTTAGTGGTAAGATTGCGGCAAATGGTTGGTGTTCATATTACAAGCGTAGTCATCGTAAAGATTTAGATGAAACTATTGAACCAAATAGCAATATGTTAGCAATAGCACAACGTCTCGAAGATTATGCTAATGAACATATTCCACACGAAGACGATGGTTTTGGTGATTTTATGTATCACGCAGAACTTATTCGCAAAGGTCATCTTGACATACATCGTGAAGATATGGTGAAGGTTCAACCACGCTATCTTCCGATTATGAAATCTATCACAAAGAATGAATTAGTATCAGAATCACAACTTGGCGAAGCAGCATCGCCAGTGTTGTTCCACTATACAGGCAGTGTGGGTGCAGCATTAAACATTCTTAAAAACAATGAGTTTATGTTGAGCATTTCTACTGGTAGTGTAGAAGACCAGTATGCACCGAAAGGTTATAACTATTTCTTATCTACAACTCGCAGCAAAGTAGGTGGCTATCACGAGTTTACTGGCGGCAC